AAGGGAGCATTTGAGCTCCAGAGTATTCGCTGCCGCGTCACGCCGGCGGCCTGTGGTGCTGCTGGCACTTTTGCCTTCGCAATCTTGCGACGCGTTGCCCTGTTCGTCAAAGCTCCCCCGATCAAAAAAATAATGGCTGCCCGACAATCGATCTGTCGGACAGCCAGTATTCTACCTATCGGTTAGGATGCGCCACCGATGAAGTGATTGATATGCGTGGCCTGTGGCAGCTGTCCATCAACGCGCAGGATGCAGCGCAGGGTCACGAGATCTGTCGAGAATGCAAAGTCAGTCGAGGAATCGACACGAATGCCGCCGACCTGACGCACGTAGTACGAAGGCAGGTGACCGAAGATCACGGACTTCGCCGTGGTTGCGGGGTCAGCCATAGCTGGGTTCTCGCTCAGCGGAAAGCCGAGGAGCGTGTCAGGAACACCAACCGCGAGGCTGGGGCTGAAGACATAGTTACCAGCAGTATCCTTCAGTTTCCTGACGGCGCCGATGGACTTGCCGTTCATCATGTAGCCAGCACCCGGCAACATGCGCGCAGCACCATCGACCGAATATGCCAGGTCGATCAGGTTGTCAGCGGTGAATGCACCACTGGTAGCGGTTGCGCCAGTAATGCCGAGGGTCGAAGCGGTGACGATGCCGTTCGGCTGCGTCGTGCCAGTACCAGTCGTCAGAGCTGTATTGACGTTATATCCGATGCCCTGTCCCACTTGGTCGGCAAGGAAGCCAAGAATGTCCACGCCAGAGTCTTCGATCATCTCACGCGACACCTGCGTCAGGAACGAATACTTCCATGCACCCATCGTGATGAATGCCGAGAAGGCTGGATCAGACTCGCCGATTGCGCCGGCTTCAGCAGCGATCGTTGAGGCACTGTACGTGTTGACGCGAGGAATCTGCAAGTTCTCGCCGCCAGCCGTGGTGATCACGGTCGAAGTCGAAAGCATGGGACCAACCATGCGAGCCTTGAGAATGATCTCGTTGTAGAACGAAGTTGGCACGGGCGCACCAGTGTTCGTCTTTAGCACGTCGCGCTTCTCAAACTCGATCGAGCGAACCTCACCGCGAGCAAGCTTGCGGATAGCCTCGGCGTCGTCGTCGTCAGCAGGAGCTACCTCGTCCGTGCGGACGCTAGCAGCGGCAACGTCGAGGCGCAGTGCGCGCTCTTCGTCTTTGGTGATCTGCTCAATGACCTGGGCGCGCTTGTCCATGTCCTCGGAGATTCGATCGTAGATGACTGTCTCTTCGGCAGTCAGGTCGCGGGATTCAGCGGCAGCTGCGTCGAGCAGGTGCTTAGCCTCTTCCCACGCGTTCAGGCGCAGTTCGTTCTGGCGCTTCAAGTAATCGCTCATCAGGGATGATCCTTTCAAGAATCAAAAGTGTTTGTCTAACGGATTCCCGTGCGGCTCCGCACCGGGGTGCGCCTGACGCGGCTCCGCAGATCAGACACCACCAATGGTAGCAGGACGAAAGATCGTCTAGACGCGCGAGAACAAAAGATCAAGTTGCTTGCGCTTCATGTCAAGCGAAGCCTGTACCTCGGCACCGATCGTCGTATCGGCGCGAAGCTTCTGCACGACAGACTCGATCAGCATCGCGGCATCGTCGTCAAGGATCTCGCCGGCTTCAAGTTTCGTGATCGCCGCATCGAGCTCGGACACGTCAGCACCAGTAGCAGCGGCGAGGTTGTCGAGGCTCCGAACGCCGGCGGAAGTTGCCGTGTAAGCCGGGAACGCCGTCACGATCGAAACCTCATGCAGGCGCACCTCGCGAAGTTCGCGCGTCGCACCATCCGGCGACCAGGTGTCGCCGCCGCTCGGAACCGAGAAGCCAAAAGACATGGAATCAACATCACCGCGACGCATCAAGATCGCCAGATCCTTGCCGTCTGTGGTCGGCGGCAGATCAGCTTCGACGCGTAAGCCGTGAGTATCCTCAGACAAGCGGAGAGTACCTGCGCGCTTCGACGCGAGTACGCGCGTCGTGTCATGGTTGACGAACATCTTGATCTCGTTGCGCGATGAAAGCGAATTAGCAAACGCGCCCGGAGCGATACGCTCAATAAACGGCAGCGGCTCGGATTCGGAATTGAACACGGCAGCGTAGCCAGTGAAAGCCATGCCGTCGCCTTCGCCGAGGTCGCGAAGCTCAAACTCGTTGACGGTGATTCGACGTGTCTCGACGGCAGTAGTCATAGGGTCAATGTTAGCACCGCGCGGTTCGCCCACGACAAACGCGCTGCGCTCCTCGGCTTGGATCTGCTCCGACTTCCGAGCAAACCAGTCCATCGCCGGCTGCGGATCTAGCGCGTCAATCCCCCAGAGATAGAAGGCGACGGCGCCAGCGCCGGGGAATCCTTCGGCGTCAGGGTCGCGGTTATCTTCCGCCTCGAGATCGACCAGGTGCCGAGCCGCCCACGCATTCGTGCGGATCACTTTATCTTCCGAGACTTGACCCTCAGCCATAAGCCGAGCCTCTCGGATCGTACGATCAACAACCCCATCACCAGACAGCCCATCCGCGTGATACTCGAGCCCACGCTCAGCGGCTTCCATAATGTAGTCGGGCAGCATTAGATCTACCGCGCGCGCGTCCAGATTACGCGTCGACTTCGGATGCCCGGCAGGCAGAAGATCGTTATCGGTAACGTAGTTTTCGTTTTCGGGTGCGCCCGTCCTCAACAGATACAAGAAAGCGTTTACACGACCCATAGACCACGCGGCTCGCGATATGCCCGGACGGTGACTGCTCGAGTACGCGCCCGATCCACGACGATAAACCGCCGCGAGTTGTCCGAACGTCGTGCGCGTATACGTCGGACGATCAGCGGCATCCATCGCATCATTGTGAATAGCAACCTTATTGCGTAGCGCCTTCTCCGTCGTAGCGCCTAACTTGACATCTCCGCCGGCGCCCGAAGCCGAGCCGGGATCGTTCGCGTCAGACCCGGTGATCTGATCCTTTGGTAGTGCTGGAGCTCGATACGCATCGCCCTCTTCGGCGTCGTCGTCCTCGTCAGCCTGCCAAGCGTTACAGTAATAGGCGCCGTTGACGTACTCATCCCAACGTTCGCACCAAGCCTTATCGCCCTCAACGTTGGACTCGTCGTAGAAGTAACAGTTGCCGCACGCGCGCCCTTCGGGAACGTCCTCGGCGAGAGCGGGGCGATAGTTATCGGGCAGTACGCGTTCGCCGCCCGGCTCCAAGCCTTCCTTGATTGAGATCGCCACCATCTGATCAATGGCCTCCTGCTTCGTCGCGTGACAATGAATCACGATCGGCTCCCCGCCTTCGTCCTCTTTCACCGTCGCCCATCCCGCGCAGGTCGGCTGCTTGTCGCTAATGAAATACGGCATCCCTCACATCCTCTGAATCATCACGCTGACCGAGCTGCTACCCGACGCGATTCCCCACAAGCCCTCACCAGGATTCAGCGTAATCTGACGCTCCTCTTTGCCGTCCAGGTGAATACCCGTCGAGGTGGCAACGCCCGAATCGCCGAGAAAGATCTGCTGGCTTGCTTCGTTGTTGTGAATCGTGACGCGCTGCGACATATCATCGGGCGCACACAGAAGCGTGACCGCCGTTGTCACGGTTATCTGCGCCGTCGTCATCGTCACGATGCTACCGGATACGCCGCCGCTGGATCTTCGGGCTCAACCTGCGCAATATTCTGCAACTGCACGGACGGCAAGCCCGTATGAGGCAACGCGTCCAAGCCGAGCGACGCGAGCGTGGCCGACGGATCGAAACCAGCCTGCACTAGCTTGACCGCAATCGCGGTCTTTTTCTCGAGCTCGGTCAGGTTCGCCGCAGCAAGATCGACGTTCGCGAGTGGGACGCGGTAGACGTCGCCACCATCCGCCGGCGGCATATCCTCGAGGCGGTGGATATCGTTGATCGACAGGAAGCCCGATTGGATGCCCGTCGAGAAGGATGCGTAGCGCGTAGCCTGATCGCCGCGCAGCAAGCCGTCGACGTTGATCTTGAGGAAGGCATCACCGGGGATCAGGTTGCTGTAGGCATCTTCGATCTTGACGATGTAGGGGCGAAGGCAGTACGTTACGAAATGGATGCCGTTCATCTCGACGGACGCGTACGACATCGCGCCGGGAGTCGTCACGCCGAGCAGCGCCGGCGGACAACGGAACGCGCGCGCAATCTCCTCGGTCGAATACTGACGAGACTCGAGCATCTGCGCTTCGTTAGGCGCCGCCGAGGTCTGACTGTATTTCGCGCCGCCGAATAGGACGCCGGGACGATGCGAGCGGCGAACAGACCGATGCTGCTCCTCGAAAGAATCGCTCAGGTCTTTGGCTTGCTCGCGAGTGAGGGCGCCTGGAAACTCGATAACACCACCGAGCGTACTGCCCTGACCGAAGAACAACTGCGCGAACGTATCGAGCGCCCGACCCAGACCGAGCGTGTCGCGGATCAAGTCGATACGGCTACGCCCACGAAGTTCGCCCGGAAGCAAGAGCTCGGTTAGATGCATCATCTCATCATGAGGAACAATCTCGCGACCGTTATCAATCGAATACTCGACGCGCCGCGTCAGGTTATTGCGCTGCACCTCGACCTTACGCGGATTCAAGACAACCAATCCTGCGATGCCCTGGTCGTCGCGCAAGATCCGAATAAACGCGTTGCCGTTCATAAGCAGGGAAATCAAGACCTGCGAGAAATGCGTCGTGCGC